CCGCCGCAGCAGTAGCGAATACAGATGGTGTTCCAGTGTTATATCTGTCCGCAGTAGATCCATCACCTACTGTAATTACAGCAGAGGTGTCTCCAGCGAACCCAACGATCCCGTGGATCAAAGTTTTTACAAACTGAGCCCCAGCAGGGATTGTAGTGCTCAACACAAGAGTACCAGATGTCCCCGTTCCATCAGTAAAACTAGCCACAGGGCAAGTCTCTTGATAAACACGTAAACAAGGTGTTTTCATCTTCGCATTTGTGATGTTAGCCGCAGCTACATCAGCAGTCTGCACTTCTCCGTCCAGAATGTCAGAAGACGTGACTGTATCATCCCCCAGAGTTACTGGAGCATAACCATCCCCATCCATTGCCATTACATCGATTTTCGATTTAGCCATTATGAATTGGGATTAACTTTTGATAAGTACAGCATGGTCGTCTCTCATTTCTTTAACACCCCAAACCGCATCAGCAACAGTCAAATGTCCAAGAAGCTCAATATCGTAATCAGATTGAACTCTTAGAGTCTTTTGGTTTGCGATAGCGATAGCTTCCTTTTGGAAAAGCATGTTGTTGGTGTTGTTTCCTGTTTTGTAAATATTCATAGACATATAAGTATTTACTCCGTAAAGATTCCCGATGCTTCCTGTTTGAACAGGTCGTCCTTCTACATAATCACTAGAAGTGTATGCAGCAAGGTCAAGTAGGTCTCTTTTTACGTCTGGTCTGAATACGAAACTTCTGTCCATTTCTGGAGCGTCAGCTTCGTCAAGCAATTGGATCGAATCAAGAACTACGTCAGTTGTGATCGCAGTATTGTAAGTTCCATATGTTTGAGAGAAAGATGCAGCCAAAGTAGCAAGAGCAGAATCTTTAGCCTTAGCTAAAGCATATCCAGCTTTTTCTGTGTAAGGCGCACGTAGGTCTCTACTAGATTGTGTTGCAGCTAAATCTTCAATCAAGAAAGAAACTTCTTTATGAGTGTCGATTAAGATGTCTGTATTAGTCTCAGTTGGAGCTTGTAACTGAACTTTAACATTTTTCAGTTTGTCGTTCGCCACAAGGTTAGATAGAGAAGGAACGTGAATGGTGTCACCCATTTTACAATCATTATCGAAGTTCCAAGCAAGTTTAGCTAATACGAGTTTTGATTCTGTAGCAGCGATAGTTTCTTTAGACCAGATTTCTGGTATAAAAGCATCTGCTTCTGTAACCGTAATATTCTTCGGCATGTTCTATTTGGTTAATTAATTACAAGATCGTCCTCTTCTTTTCTTAAACTCCAAGGCAAAGACATTGGTGTGGAATTGCAAGTCCAGTCACCGTTCCCCCTGAACCTTGTGTTGTGACCCCGTACTTAATAACATCTCCAGCGGCAAATTCAACGTGTGGGTTTGCAGCAGTAGCGTAAGTTCCGTCAACTGTGAAAGTTTGAACGTCACCAATCGCACCACTTTGAGAAGCAGTTACAGTTCCTACAACGTTCCCCCCTACATATAGAGAGATAACTGCTTGTGCGCTAGTTTGAGATCCAGTTGCCTCAGTCCACTCAATATAGCAAGCTGATACATCTAAGTATCCAGCAAAAGGTGCATCAAATGTTTCGTAGTCCGCAACAGAAGCACTAATATCGCAAGCTGTTCGGCCTTCTTTCATTTCTAAGATCATTTTGTCTAGTGGTTAATAATTACTTTAGTTCACCATCTCGCATAAGCTGTTCGATTTTAGGAAGATTCTTATTGTATTCTTCCGTTGTCATCGCCGCTATATCCGCTCTAGTGATTCCTCCACCACCTTTACCTGATACTGGTGTAGTTGCTTTTCGTGAAGCTCCTACAGCCTTTTTCCTCACGATTTTCTTTGGTTGAGATCCGCCCATACTTTGCGTATAAGCTTCTTCGTACGTCATCCTCCACGCGTGTGCAGCACCTTCGATCATTTTCGCATTGAAATCATTTATATCGGGATTGGCCCTTCTAAATGCTGCGAATTGACTTTGTCTAGATTGCCTCGTTTGCATTTCTCTAAACTTTGCGTCCATTTGATCTTCGGTTACAACCCCATATCGTTTGAGGGTTTTCCGAGCTTCCTGGATTTCCTTTTCCTCATCCGTTGGTTCGTCTGCGGGCTGCTGCGCTGCTTGCGCTAGTTGTCGCTCTTTCTCACGGAGCTGTTGCATTTCGTAAGTGAAGTGTTGCCCTTTACCGAGCAATTCCTTCGCTTCCTCCTGCGTGTACGTTCTGCCGTCAATCGTGATATCGTCTGATTCCTCTATGGTCTCAGTCGATTCATCCTCTTCGACTTCCTCGATGGTTTGGTCTTGCGACTCCTCCTGAGTTTCTTCTGGTGTTGAAGGTTCAGTTGGTTGGTCTATTGACTCCTCGTTGGTAGTCTCATCTGTTGTCATTTCAGATATTGGTTAGTGATAGAGTGATAGCAGCCCATTAAGTGAGGACGGAAGAACTTAATGGACTAGGATCGCTCTGTCACAAGACCTATTTTTTAAAGATCGGGATCTCTAACTATTTTTGAATATAAGAATGAATAAAATTCATCTATAACTTTTGCTCTCTCCTGTAACCTAATCAAATCTTTCTGTTTACAAGTTTTCAGTTCCAGCGCTAAAACCTTTTGTTTTTTCTGGAAAAATTCATCTAAGAGTTTCCAACCGTCGTGTCTCATCAAACCTTTTATGAGCGCAGCTTCCTGTACAAGAATTTCTGCTTGCCGTTCAAGTTCTTTATGAGCAGGGGTTTTCTCCTGTTTCCATAATCCTCTAAATACTTCTAGTTTATCTTTATGCATTATTTGGTTGTGAAGGTTGCATTGGTACTTTCATCCCTGCTGGCATCTGAGCTCCACCTGGGGCTCCTGGCGATAACATTGGAGCTGCGCCACCTGGTGCTCCACCCTCTTCTGGAGGAGCTTCTTCTTCTCCAGGTTGCTGAGGTTGCTGTTCTTTAACATAACTTTCAGCGTCGGTCTTGTGGTATTTGTCTTTTAAGATATCCGTAAATACTTTAGCGGCATCTACAGGAACCCCTAGCCCGATAAACTGAGCGGTAGTGTTTCCTATATCTACAGCATCCTGAGCCTTCCCAGTTGCTGAGTAAGCGGTTGTAGATCCAGCCTCTACTTTCACTGAATAGTTTTCTACAATATCCCTAAATACATCTCCTTTAATTACTGTAAATTTATCTGGTACATCTTCTAAAGGAGCAACATTCTCTTCTCCATTAACTAATGATTCTCTTTCGACATCTCTATTAGTACGCGCTCTCCTGATCGTAACTTCATCCTCGATGAAATGCCCTGCAAGTTGCAGCCACATAGTCCCCACCTCCCCGATAGCGGTTTCAAGATGCCTTACTACGTTATTTATTTGTTGTGATCTTTCAGCATCCCGTGATTCAACTCCCGTAGCGGTACTATTGAATCCTTGAACTCCACCTCTATCTGTATAATCAACAGTTTGAGAAAGAGTTTGGAAATCTCTGTTCATTTGAGCTTCTTCCTGGTAGCCACTTTGTGGTGCGACTGGTTTTTCTACGGTTCTAAGAACAGTATTGATATCAGTCCCGATAGGAAGTTCCACTCCAATCATATTATTTGGACGATGAACTAGCGATGAAGGGTTAATCCCCGCATTCAAGTTATACATCCATTCAGGGTAATTAACTGCGTTATTGAAGTCGATTCTAGCGTTTCTAACGTTATTATATTCGATTTGCAGCCCTTCTAGCGGTTCAACTTCTCCAATACCGTAAAATTCCCCTTGGACTACGTGATCGTCGAACTTAGCGAACGGTTTGAACCCGTAATCGTTCGTTTCACATCTAATAATATCTACAAGGTTGTTATCCTGCCAAACAGCAGTGATAATATATTCTTCTTCTTCAAGAGAGTTTTCTTTTGGAGAGAATTTTCCCCAGTACTCCTTTATAGTGAAAGTTCCTTTATCTAAAGTTCCAGAAATTTCATTAAGCCCCATATCGTCATCGTGATCCCGCTTCTCAGGGACTTCATACTTATCGTCATGGCCTTCTGCTAGATTAAGTTTGTCTTTTTTAATTCTACTTATATCGTAAAGCTCAGTATCTTCGAGAAGGTCAGCTAATCGCTGGTTATCTAATATATCCATAACACCTACGCTCTCCTCAAAGGTTTCGCATCTAGGGTCTGATAGAACATCAAAGATAGACCTTGGTTCAAAAGTAGGTCTTTCAGTTATAAGCTCTCTTTCTTTTTCAATCTTCGTAATTGTTTCACCAGTTTCCTCATCTACATACTCAGATTCTAGCTCTATATCTTTCCATTCTTGATGCCATCCAATTTTTCCGATAGAAGAACCGTAAATAAATCCTTCTTTAACCCATTTCTCCATTTTAGGTTGCATTTTTTCTTCTTCCCACCAGAAATTAAGTGTATCTCGAATCTGCGGTAAGTATTCCACAGCATCGTTCTTTCTAGGCGTAACTAAAAACTTAGGTGAATGAGCAATAACCGCTGGGGTTTTCTTCTCAATCACTTCCCAAATCTTAGGAATGAATATATCGCTCTGTCCTGGAAGCTTCTGATCGTTTTCAAAGAGTCGAAAAAGCCTGTAATAGTCTTTCCACTTTTTTCTAAGCCTACTGTTTAAAGTGAGCATCTGCTCCTCAAAATCCGTAACTGTGGTTTCCGCCCTCTTCCGAAGTTCGTACGAAAGAGTTGCCAAGTTGATTTATATTAAGATTACCTGCGTCTAATATCCGATTGATGTAATGCCTTTAAGGCGGTCATCCTTCCAAACCAATGAACTCTCCCTCCACACGCTGTTCTTCTGCATTTCAAATCTTTATCTCGGACATCTATCCTGAAATCCCCAAATTCTTCAATAAGTTCATCTCCAAATCTCTTATTCACCGATCCGCACCTAGTGCATTGCCCCTCCCAGGCTATATGATCGTGCTTCCTCCTGTTCTTCTCTGCTCGTTGTATAATTTCTTTGTACGACATACTACCTTATTAAATGAATATAAAAAGGAAAAAGTCAATAGCAAGTTTATTTACCTCACTATAGCGAGAACATCTCTCTTATCTATCAAATGTATAGTCTCTCCGTCAACATCTAGTTCTATTGCACCATATTTCTCAAATAAAACCACTTGACCTATCTCGAACTCGGTGTCGCTACCTACACCTACATTCGTAATTTCACCTTGAGACGGTTTTTCTCTGGTAGTGGTATCCGATAAAACGATACCGCTCTTAGTCGTTTTCTCGTCCCTTACCTTTATTGCCAGGTAATTTGGCATGAGTT